ATAGAATGCATCATTAGGATTGATATCATTTTTTATATCATTCTTAAAATCAATAACTTGAGTCGAAGTTAAATCAACTACAGTTCCCGTTGTTGCCAAAAGAACAGAACGATAGCCACCTAAAAGATTGAATTCGTTTCCAAATTTCTCAGGTGTCTTATCATATAAGAATGTGGTATTATTGAATGGATTGCGATATACTTGTGCAGTTATTGCATAGTTAATACTTCCTGCAAGTCCAGTAGATAAACTAAGTAATGATAATACTTCTGTTGCTTGAAGGTTATAGGTGACTGAAAGTTTGTTAACGCCAGATTCTTGTTGACCTATAACATAGTATCCACTCATCTTAAATGAAGCACCTGTAGAGGCTGTAGCCCCCAATGCATCAATTATAGATGCGCCGTCCCCATTGGTAGGAATAGATGTTAAGATAGGTGTTTCTGATTTTGGAGCAGATTGGTATCCTCCTGCATTTACAGGTCCTACAACCCCAAGTTGCAATGTACTGAATGCGTGAGTGGAGTTTACAATTGTACTCACATCCTCTACTGTTGGAGAACTCTTAGATACGTCAACTGTAAATGGAGAAACTGTATAGGTTGGCATTTCAATAATAGAGAATACCATATCCCCCAATAACTTACTTGCACTTGCTGAACCATTCAAAGCGTTTTCCGCACCTACCGTAATAGATGTCGTTGACGTAGTAACAGGAATCAAATTGCCGTACTCATAAAATACTAATGACTCATCCTCTTGTTGTTGCTTAGGAGTATAGAATTCAAATGGCAAGGTAGATGGGTCTACAACTGTTGTATTTGTCATTGCTCCGCCTGAATAAGCGCAGTATATCAAATTGTCCACCTGACCAATTATCTTCAACGTAAGTACCCCAAGAGGAGTTCTAATAGTAGCGTAGTCTCCATCTGACCAAGTATATATTCTACCTGCGCGAACCATACCCATTATGTCAATAACAAATGCAGTAATATTCTTTAAATCATCATTGGCTACAGATTGAATAAATGATTTAACGGTAGTTACTTCCTTAGTTAATTCATTGACAATAGGCTTCGTAACCTCAAAGAATATACTACTTGCAAAGCCTTCAAATATATAACTCTTAGAAATGTTCTTACTGTAAACTACCTGAGCGTATTTAGCCCAGATTGGTGCGCCTCCTGTTATATTGAATGTTACACTTGGAATAATTGGATAGTCAAATGTATTCGTTGTGAATTTAGTATATGCTGACTCAACTCCTCTCGTCTTCATTGCCGCATCATAGAATGCTACTCCAATTGCATAAGTAGAATTATTAGCAAATGGTTTAACATAAGAACCGCTTTCTGTGCTTGTAACTGCTGTAGTTGTAGATACTCCAGATTTAAATGTTTTAACGGTAGACCCCGAAGGGAATGAATATCCGCTTGATGGAGCATCAGGAACAATAGTAGACGCCTCCTTGTATTCATCTTGAATGTTAGCTAAAAATATTCTATTCTTTGCTACCTCAATGCTATATGCACTTACAGGTACAGCATCAAATGGCTTTCCTGTGGTTATAATATCTAAGCTTTCATATACTTGCCCTGTCCATTCAAATGTAGGTGCGGTTGATGCCACAACTGCCCTTGTGTCTATTCTTCTCCAAGTACCATTATTCCCTATCCTAACATAGGATTCAATGTAAGAAGCCCAAGTAGGAACAGTAGATGGGAACGTATAAGTAAATGTGTATTTTTCTGTAGTCTTTTCTCCTTTATATATTTGAGAATAATTCCCAAGTGCGGAAAACTCATAACTACTATATTGGTATCTAAAAGCGAATTGAAAATCAGAAGATTCCAAGAACTCCTTACCCGTTCCTAATGTTTTTACTATCCCTACAATATTGTTAGGAGTCTGCTTTTGTATCTTTAAGTTACTTAAGGTAGTGGTTATTGAGCTTGATGAGTAATTTGGAATATAGAATAATAATGGAATACCTTCATAGTCTCCTTCCTTTGCATAATTCCAAACAATAGTGTTTCCAAGAACTCTTAAATCAGGAGTAAATGCTGTTGTTACCTCCATCCCTCCATGAGGATATATTAGCATCTGAACTGGGTTCGCATAGCTAACAGGATTGCTTAACATATTTGGAACAATTCTATATATAGATGCATTAGTTGCGTCTATACGACTTAATATATAAATCGTTCCATCTGTATTAAGGAATGTCTCCTTAATAGTCCCTGAAATAGTAGTTAAGCCAAGAGTCTTGATAGAATCTAACATCTTAATTGCGCCTGCGCCACCATCCTTACCTGCATCAAAAATGATGTTATTTGCAACTGTATAATCACCATCAGGTAAATTATTAACATCTACATCATTGTTTAAACCACCTGACGCTCTGAGAGTTACCTTAGCCATTTGTTAAATGTTAAATTTGTATTTGTTAATTCTTGATACTGCCGTGAATACCTCTTCTTGTTGAGCCTAAGATTTCAGAATAATCCATTGCATTTAATCTTGCTCTGAACACACGTCTTGCGTTATCGTAATCTTGTTTTGCTAATTGAAACTTACCTAATGTAGTTCCTTCTGCCTTTGCTGCCATCATAAAGATATATTTAGTGATAACATCTGTCGCATAAGGATTAACTACGTTAGCAGAAGACTTAGATACCGCAGAGGTCATATAAGTTAATGTAACCTCAGTTAAACCCATCTCATTGCTAAATACTAATTCTTGATTAGTCTCGTCAATGTCAAATGTTAACTTAGCGCTACGCTTACGACCATAGTATCTACCAACCAATTCCCCTCTTGTATTTAAGTTATTGCTACCTGAAATTAAACTATAGTTAATCTCCTCATCATAATTGATTGAAGTAGCGGTAGGATAGGTAGTCTTGTTTCCTGAAGAATCGTAGTTATATCTTTTGCTAAGATTTCTTTCTCTTTCCATTGGCAATAATCTTTCTCCATACTTAGCAGACACATCAATAAAGTCAATATAATCAGTAGGCAACACCGCTCTTTGATATGAAGTTACCGCCAAAGCAACGGTCTTAATATTACTCATATTAAAGTCTAAAGACAACTCGTCTAAGATTCTTAATCCATGATGTAGATATCTTGTATAGTAATGCAAAGGAAGCCCACTATCAAGCAAAGCATCCCGAACTATAACATTTAAAGACTTAGTTTTCATCTATTATTGTTGTTGAGATTGTTGAGATTGCAATTCTGCTTGAGCTACTTTACCCAATCCTAATGTGTTTAATACATCTTCAATAACCATAGTCTCCACTTCAGGAGATATTGGAAGTAATTCATTATCAGTCAACTTACTAAAGTCAGCTACCAACAAGTTAACAATTACAGAAGTAATACTGCCATTAGCTACCTGAGTAATATCCTTAGTAAAATACACTTTTTTACCTTGAATATAGTATCCTACTTGTTGTTCTAATGCGGATACGTTAGCCCCTTGAAAAACTAATGCATCTTGAGCAGGAATTGGGATGTATGGGGTCAATGCTGCCGTTGATGCAGCAATACTCCATAAGCCCATATCCATAGGTAACGTCAAAGGAATAGCAGGCAATGTAATATATGCCCTACTGTTGCCAGAATCAGATGTTACCGCACAAGTGTATTCTAATAGATTGCATTTAGGAACGTCTACAAGCCCAGCCTTGAAAGATTCTGCAACCTGAAGTTTAAGAATCTTATTGATAGACTGATTAACGAGTAATGCGATTTCGCGCGCGTCGATTGTGTCTGAAATATTATTCTTATCAATGAATCTTGAATAAATTCGTTGCACTTGTTCCCCTAGGATAAACTTAGTTGTTGCCATTATCGCTCATCGTTTTTTTGTAATGTGTCTTTCATTCCTTCTATGCCTGTTATATCTGCATCGTGAAGAGAGATACCTAAGTAGAATAATGCCCTTGATAAGATATCAGAAAAATATCTATCATCTAAGTCAATATCTACACTTCCTGTTGGGTTGTAAGCTATATTTCCATTAGTTGCTATGTATTTGTAGGCAGCCGTAACAGGTCTCCTCATATATACAAATGTAAATGTATAAGTACCTGAAATAGGAATAGGGGCAAACTCTATCTTACCTGTAGCAACTCCTGATACGTCCTCCACATATATAGTAGCGGCAGGATAAGATAGGTCAGGCGTTAATATCTTACTATTCTTTACCTCTAAAAAATCATCCCAAGAATATACTGTTCCTTCTATTAATGTTCCATTGTTATTCACATAAATAGTTAATGCCTCTGTATAGTCAGTTGGCAATACTTGAACATAATTAGATGCTGTAACTGAATAAGTAGTCCTTTTTACTAATAGGTGGTCATATTCGTATTTACCTGATTGCTTATACTTAAATACAACAGCACTCATCCAATCTGATACTCCACGATTTACCGCCCTGTCAATATCTTCAGGACTCACAAACCCAAGCTTATTCTTTTTTATCTGCATACGGATAAAGTCGTGTGCATCTTTTATAAGTATCATTAGAAATCTATTTAATTTATATCAAAGTTATAAAATTTTTCTTATATACGACAATACCCCAGCTTATTAAACCGAGGTATTGCAATGACTTCAACCCAAAAAAAATTACACCAAATCAATTAGTTTGGATAACTTATAAACAATTTTACTTTCTATATCAAACTTAGCTTCATTTAGAACCTGTATAACCTCTAATGAATCCAATAAAATCTCTAATTTATTACTTATCATTGAGATTCTTTTAATCTCGTATAAATCCTCTTCGCTATATAAGCTAAAATTTTCTTGTCCAAATTCCATTATTTGCCTTGCCCGTTATATGGTTTGTTATAGTTTTTGCTTCCTTTAGCCTTTGACGTTTTTGTTTTAGCGTGAACGCCTTTATTCTTTTTCTTAGATTTTACAGCAACTGTCGCTACATTAAGTGCCTTTGCCATTTTATTTAATAGATGATGTAATTGTAATTTTAAAATAAATATACGCTAAAATAATCAAAGTTTCGAATACGACTGCAACAATTAACCATGCAGGATAGACTGTCTTTGTTATAACTTTTTCAGATGATTTGATGTCGGAACTCTGTTTAGTTTTGTATATATTATTGTACACATTCTTAATTGAATCAATATCCACAGTAGTGTTTATTTTACCGTTTAAGCTACGAATTACTATCTTCCCTTGTGGTAGGACAATTCTACTATAGAAAGTGGTTAGGATGCCCGAAGAATCGCAAGGATTGTCTATGGTTAATGTATCATGGACTGCGTTAAATCTTTCGGTAATTAGGATTTCCCGAACTGTATCAACCCTTACTTTTTCAGTTAAGGTATTAGTAAAATTGGTTGACTTACATGACGATACACTAACTATCATTAATGCGTAGATTAATAAAATAATCGACGCAAAAACAGTTAAACTAAACTTCTTCGCCAAAGTATAAATTTGATTCTTCATTTCTTCTTAATGTTAAGCCTGCTAATATTTTACCTCCACCCTTATTCCATTTCATAAACTCATTCTTAATAGATGGATTAGTAGGGTCTGCATTAACCTTCTTTAATAAGGTAGAAGATTTAAGATTACCAACTCCGCAATTATAAGCAAATGAGCTAAGTGCATCAAATTGATTTTGATTAATATCGTCTCTGCAAAAAGAATCAACTGCTTTTTCGTAAGTAACTAAAAGAGCCTTCAATAATCTTGTGGCTTCTTCTTCAGTTATAGCAGGGTCTGTTAATTTAACCTTTGTTCCATCCTCGTAGTAAGTCGAACCAAAGCCTATCGTAGGAACTTTTGCAGGACACAAATAACTTTTAGACCTGAAGCCTTCGTATTTCTTGATTAAGTCTAATCCCTTATTACTTATTTGCGTTATTTTCATTAGGCTTCGAAGAAGAGAATTTAGAAATTGTAATAGATGCGGATGAATATCCAAGTACACTCATAACAATATTTTGCACCCCATTGTTTTTGTAATCGTAGATGTAAACCCCAAAGACAACAATTGAGCCAAGAATAAAGATTAAACGTCCGCTTGAGTATTGTTCGTTGAATTTAAAGAATTGATGGATGTTGTTTAGTAAATCTTTCATCTTTATTCTGCGTCTTCTTTGGTTTTGATAATTTGCTCTGTTTTATAATAGTAATACCTAATGGCAAATGAACCAGATATGATTGCAACAATTCCTGCTAAGATTCCTACTAAACTCTGAATACTTGCCAAAGAAATGGCTGCACTTGTAACGCTAAGAACTACATTTACTATACCTGTTTCAGGGCTACTATTATTCATCTTTTATCTTAATTTACACAACAAAGATAAAGTAGATTATCGCTACCTCAAAATGTTTTTAAAGGTAATATCCAATGTTTTCCTATTGCACCAAATATAATAAGCAAAGGAAGCGATAGCAGTTATGCATATCGCTCCCCAAACTTCAGCTAATAAAATTAAATTATTCTCCGACACTTGGCTCTGCTACAATTTTGAAAATCATTGAGTAAGCTGTTTCGCTTTCAATCTTGTTTAATGAATCAAAAGGTAATGGACGATATTCGATTTCTTTTACTTCGTTAAGTAAGTCGAAATATTCTTTTTGGAACTCAGTAAACTTAGGGTTAGGCTCTTGTACGCCATCTTCTGCGTCTAAGAATGGAGCAATACTAATTTGCCCATCTTCTGTTTTCTCTCCAAATTTTTCAATCAATTCGTTGCGCAACTTGTCGATAAGTTTCTTTTCTGAAGACAATTTATTAGCTAATTTTTCTAACCAATACTTATCTCCTAAGCAAAGTTTCTCTTTAAGAAAACCTTCTAAGACAACTTCTCCATTTGATGGATTAACAAACCCGTTTAATTCTGCCTCTAAAGAAAGGACGTCCGATAATGATAATGAGATTTTTGACAACATTTGTGTTTGGTTTTAATGATACGCAAATATAATATATTTTATTAACTCCACACAAGAGTACCATCATAATTTAATAATGCGATGCCTTGCATATTAGTATTGCCGTTCCAACTTTGCCAATTACCTTGAAGCAGAACCTGCCCTGTGTGTAGTATTTGTAATGAGTTTACACGAATTTGTTCAGCAGGATTTATTCTTGCTGGTCCGCTACCAATGTTTGACATAAACGTAGTATCTATTGTAAAATCAGAATTATATCTAACTATACCTTTTACACTATATCCAAGTGAATACAAATTAAAATTTCCTGCAAATATAATTTTATCATCTGAATAAACGCCCAAGTCGTTAATTTCATCATTTAATCCACCACTAAATGTGGAGGCTACTGAGCCATCTGAGTTTAATGCTAAGATATAATTTGGAGAAGCAACAAGTGTTCCTCCTCTGAGATATTTTGTAAATATTCCACCTATAATTACTTTTGAATCTGAACGTACTTCAACTTTTTTTACTTCATTTTTTATGTATGGGTCTGCCCCAGTTCCGTAGGCAAACGAACAACCATTTGGATTAAACCCATAATCCGTTGTTCCATCTAAATTAACCCTAATTATGCCGTGATAAATAATTGAACCACTTGCTGTTGGGGAAAAATTTCCAACTATATATATGCCAGACGAAGTATATCTAGTCGAATAGACAAAAGGACTATATATTGAACCACTCGTTCCTAGTTTACAATTATTTGAAAATGAATAGTCTAATGTACCGTTAGCGTTTAGTTTACATATATTTTCTACATATGCGCCATTGTATCCATAAAAACTTCCTCCAACTAATATTTTTCCATTGTCAATTGGTGAAATGGTGACAGAACGCAAATTGGGAAATACAAATGTATTTCCAATAAGGACGCCATCATTTCTATATCCATCAAATCCATTACCTATATTAGATGTAAATGGTTCATAAGGGTCTATAAATCCACCTGAGGTTAGTTTAACAATATTTTTTACCGTTACTCCTTGATATCTTGAAAAATTACCTACAACTATTAATGAACCATCCGAATTTTCTGCAATAGCTCTTGTTACTGAATTGAACTGAGATGAAACCCCAACGCCAAAATCTCCTGCGTGTCCAAGGTATTGAGAATCGAATTTAAATATATAATCTTTATATGTTGTTGAGCCGTTTGCGGTGTAAGCTGAGAAATCCCCTACAGCAATAACTCCTCCATCATATGTTTCTAAAAAATCATAAGTAGTAGATAGTATTCTTGGATATGCAGCAGGAGTAACGCAAGCTTGCGTATGATTGTATCCATACCATTCTGATAATGAGAAGTTTGCAGCACCATCAGGCTTATAGGTAGAGCAAGCATTCAATGAAACATAAGTTCCTTGTTCAGCCGACTTTAATGAGAAGGTAGATGGGCTAACGCTCAGTTCCGTTTTTACGGCTTGAAGTCCAATAGTCCCCGATAATGGAATAGACATATTATAACAATTTAGCCTTTAGTTCTTCTATCTGCTTTTGTTGTTCTTTTACCGCTTCGGTTAACAACGCTACCATATTCTGATATGCCACCCCAAAGTAATCCTCGTTATCTGAGTAAACTACTTCAGGCACATAAGGAAGAACCTCTTGTGCAATAAAGCCTATTTGCTTTCTTTTAGAAGTATCATTAATCTTATTATAAGTCACACCTCGCAAGTTCATGATAGTATCAAGTGCATTTTCTATTGTCTTGATATTTTCTTTTTTACGCCTGTCGGATGTAATTATAATATCTCCTGTTGCACGAATAATACCCGTTACGTCAATCTGGTAAGAAGGCGATGTGTTTCCTACTGCAATCGAACCTGCTCCTGCATCATAAATACTTGAATCGCCTAATGTATTTGAGGCAGTCCATCTTGCAACTTTATTTGTAGTACCGCCTCCACCTACTCCACCGCTACCGCCTCCAATTGGGCTACCATTAACATAGAAAGCTCCTGTTACATTTATGCTTCCATTAACGTCTAATTTGTAAGCAGGAGACGTAGTACCTATACCATAATTAGTTCCGTTAAAGTATATTCCCGAAGATGTAATCGAAGTACTTCCATTCCACATTGTAAGGTAATTAGAACTACCGCTACCTGTGATATTACCTCCGCCACCGCCTCCACCTGATGTTATAGCAACTCCATCAATTAAGAACTGCCCACCTGTAATGTTTATGCTTCCTGAAACCTGTACAGTTCCTCCACCTGAAACTCCTGTTGTATTTACAAACAATTGCCCTGAATTACTAAGAAACATCTTCTGATTAAAGTCTGTTATCCAAGTATGTTCTCTAGCATTATATACAAGAGGAACTGTACCGACAACTGAACTCGATACAATACTTACTGCATTTAAGAACATGGATTCAGTCCCTGCATAACCGAATCCAAAGAAAGATGTGCCAATTGGATTAACAGCTAACTTATAAACAAAGTTATCCGAACCTATTGTAACAGAAGAGCCATTGTCTCTAATAATTCCATTGTCTAATGACGTTGTTCCATTCCATCTTGCAATCCTTGTTGCAGTACCCGAACCTGTAATAGAACCCGAAGAGCCTGTACCGATAGCCACTCCATTTACCCTGAATGTTCCTGATACGTTTACGTCGCCTGTTACATCTAATGTGTATGCGGGATTGGTTTTATTTCCTAAGCCTACATTACCTGAAGGGCTAACATATATCCAAGGAACGTATGTGCTACCTGTTTGCGTAGTCGATTGCATTATAGCAAAGTCTCCATAAGCAACAGAGTCATTACCTGTTAGCCAACTTCTACTTGACGCATTCGCAGAATACTTAATATAATACCCTCCGTAAGCAGTAGTTAAAGAATTAGCTCCTGATGCAGATATCCTTGAAGTAGAAGTAATTGCTCCTGTTACGCTAATAGGTAAACCTACTGAAACAGTTGTCCCATCGTCAGAAATATTACTATCAGCTAATGTAGAAGATGAAGATGCTTTAGGTATCTTATTGGTAGTTAATCCACTAATAGCTGAGATAGTCCAACTCCTATCCAAGCTTAAATCATACGCAACTCCATTAATAGTTAAGGTTCTTGATGTTGGAACACCGCCTAGTCCACTTAATGTGTAAATAGGTAATGTTTGCCAAGATTTATCTCCTCTCCAATATTGTAATGTTGTACCGCTTGCAATAGCAGGTTCTCCACCTAATCCACTTAATGTGTAGATAGGCAATGTTTGCCAAGACTTATCTCCTCTCCAATATTGCAAGGTTGTACCTGATGCTATTGCGGGTTCACCCCCAAGTCCAGATAAAGTATATATAGGTAATGTCTGCCAAGATTTATCCCCTCTCCAATATTGTAATGTTGTTCCTGCCGCTATTGCAGGTTCTTTCGCATTCCAAGTTGAAGCAGATGAGATATATGTATCTGAAATTGCCGTTGCAGTCCATACACCTGTTGTAATTGTACCAAGTGTTGTAATGGAGGATTGCCCAACATAAGTTGTCGCAATATCTACGACAACTGCCCCCGTAGTAGGGGATACGGTTATTCTATTGGTTGTTCCTGAAACAGAAGAAACCCCTGTAACTAATGCCCCAATGTTTCCATTTAACTTCTGTATTGCAGATAGGATAGTGTCTGAAGACGTTATTGTACCTGTGCCACTTGTATAGCCTGTTAGCGTGGAGGCAATTCCCCTTGCGTTAGTATAGTACAAGTTAGTAACCTCTGATATATTAGCAGTTGTTAAGGTAACTATACCTGAAAAGCCATTGACAGATGTTACGGATTGATTAGCAATCTTTTGCCAAACTGTTCCATTAAATACAATCCAATCCCCTACAGCCCAAGAAGAGATACCATCAATCGTAGTTGTTCCTGCAACAGATACGATATAGTAGTTTCCGTTAGTTCCTGTACCTGATGTAATGGTTGGTGTGTTAGTGGAGGCATTCCAAGAACCCTTGTATATTAAACTTCCTGATAACGCATTTAACTGAGCCTGAACTTTTCCAAACGCTTGAAGGATTGTATCACTTGCTGAGACAGTTCCGCTTAACGTAGAGTATCCCGTAAGCACCTTCCCTATTACCGAAGAGTTTAAAACTATAGGATTTGGATACGTTCCTGAAAGCTCTCCTCCTGCTGTAATACCACTTATGGTATTTATATAATCTGTGCCTAATGTAGCCGCTACAATTTTACCTGTAGAGTCCGCTTTAAGCATTGCAGTTGTTACAACAGATTGACGAATACTACCTGTTACATGAAGTGCTTCTGTAGGTATTTTATTCCCTATGCCTAGACGCTTGTTTGTTGCGTCATAGAAGAAGTTATTGTTGTCTTGGACTAATCCTATACCATTGCTATAGATAACGCTCCCAGAGGTCAAGGATAAAGCTGAAACAACACCTAAGTCATCAACTGATAATGTTCTTTGAGTAGTTGGAGAAGTAGTGGCTATAAGACCTCTTAATACTAAGGTGTAGATGCTTGCTCTTGGAAGTAAGGAGTCATGCCCAATTACAATAGTTTCTTTTGTTGCTACTGTGAAATTAGGGTATGCAAAGTTTATTCCGCTTAACTTGTATCCATCATCTACCTTTACAGGAGTGACGTTCAAACTTCCTCCGTATATGTCAAATAGATAACTTGGGACAATTGTATTTAGCCCTATCTTTTTATTGCTCTCGTATAATATAGAGTTATCTAAATTATCTCTATTCTTATTTACCTTGGTAATATAGTTTGGGTCTGCATCAATAGATAACGCTATAGTCGTATTTGTAGTTATAGCAGGCTGTACAATTGTTTGCTTTTGAACAACAGCTTGAGAAGTTACAGGAGTTGTTGCAGTAACCGCTTGAACAGATGTTACGAAAGAAGCTACATCTATTGTAGTTGTTGCTCCTGCATTATCTACCCCAAGAATTGATACTATATTATCAGGTATTTTTACCACAAGCTTAATTTATTAAGCGGTGTGAACCGCAGGTGAACATTATATTAACTTGTTATTCAGGTGTCTCAGTAATTACTTCTTCAGCAGTTACTTCTTCAACAGTTGCTACAATTGGAGTTTCTGCAACAACCTCTGCCATAGGAGCAACGTAATCACCTGTAATAACAAGGTTTAATGATTTAGCAATAAACTTCCATACATAATCATCAGAAGCCCAATTCTTATAGTCATCACCTGTCATTGACAAGTTTCCTGATGCTAACATATCTCCTTGTAAACCATCTTTAGTTTGAGAATACAAAGCATAATAGAATGTAGCTGATTCATTTAATACCAAGTTTACGGCATAAGCATTTAAGATAGATGCTTTCTTAATTTTACCATTATCCCAAATGGATACTTCTGTAATTAGTTTCATGAGTTTTATTTATTTATTGTTTAAATTAAATTGATGTGATTGTCTGCCACGTAGTTGAATATACACATAACTTACCAAGTGTAGTATCAAAGACAACTAATCCTGTAGCAGGCGAAGATATAGCATTCTTTTGAGTAGTTGTCATCCTTGGGAATAATACTCCTTTAGTTGTACTATCTACTTGAAATTGTGCTGAACTATTAATACTTGTTGCTCCTAAAATTACTGCACCATACAAAGCAGTTAATGTAGTAGAAGTATTTCCAATTATAGTTGAATTAGAGCCAAGTCCTGTAATATCTGAACCAATTACAATTTGATTAGTTTGACTATCTGCTAATGCCCTTGAACCAGCCCCGATAAATATACTACTATTTGTTATAGTATTTAAAGTAGAGCCATTAGAAATATATTGCCCCGCGTTGTGTCCTATTGCAATATTGTTAACACCTGTGGTATTACCGTTTAATGCATTAGTCCCTACTCCAACATTATAACCGCCTGTGGTATTTCCTCCAAGAGAATTTTGCCCTATTGCGGTATTAAAAGTTCCAGTTGTATTATTATATAATGAATTATTACCTATTGCTGTAATACTTTCTCCGCTTGCATTACTAAATGCTGCGCCATAACCAACAAATACATTAAATCTTCCATTTGAATTATTTTGTCCAGCAAGGTTTCCAATAAATGTATTTTGAGTATTGTTATTTAAAACATTTACTGATTTTCTTCCAGCATTAGTTCCAATGAATAAATTACTTGTATTATTATCGTTTCTTATTTCAAATGATACTCCACCAGATGAATTGGTAAAAGTTATTGATGCAGATGAATTTCCAACTGAGTTAATATTAAATACAACCGTACCATCAAAATCGCTTGTTGGAGTAACTACTAAACCAGCCGTTGTTATTGCTTGTCTTGCCCATTGTCTTGTGGTTGATTGCCCACTAACAACAAACTCACCTCCGTAATATATTGTAATTGAACCAGCTGTCCTACCTGTTATAGTTACTGCAACTCTATATGTTGTACCAATAACCGCAACAGATGAATCAGTTAAGTTAGCGGTACTTCCCGCAGTATGTGTATAACCTGATGCAAAACTTGTACCTGTCCAGTTCGTTCCACTACCTGTTGTTGCAATTTCTGAACCTAATGGTGCTAAATCTGAAGCAGTAGTGCCTTGGAAGATAGATAATCCATTTAAGCGAGTACTTCCAGTTACATCTAACTTATATCCTGCATCTGTTGATGAACCAATGAGCAAAGTACCGGCTAAATAGTTCTTAGCCGCTCCATCCATATACAAATTCCAGTTATTTGTTGCACTTGCAATTTGCCCTCTAAAGCCGTAATTATTAGTTGCGCCATTTAATGAGCTTAAAACTTCAAATCCAGTTTGCGTTGTAACCGTAGAACCTGCACCAAAACCTGCAACAGCAGCCCTATAATGAATTAAATTACCTAATATATATCCAGATGTAGCTTGAGTTGCTGCATCTGTTGCATATAAAACTGCTACCGAAGTTACATCTGATTGAATGGAACTTGACATATAAATACCTCTTGCAACAGTTCCTCCAGTAATTGTTTTAGCAATACTAATATTACCATATATCCCACCTATGTTTGTAGTTCCAATTCCCAAACCACCTGCTAAATAATTATTAGCAGTTCCGTTCATATAAATATTCCATCTATTACTACCACTTGGAATATTGCCGTAGAATCCGTAGTTATTTGTTGCACCCGTCATCGAAGAATCAGCAAAATAACCATATTGATTAGTCACTGTACTTCCTGAACCAATTGTACCTTGCATTGAACGATGATGAACATAATCAACTAAAGTAACGGATGCAGCCGTATTCATTAATGAACCGTAATTACTTACTAATGTAGTTACATCTGATTGAACCGTTCCTTGACTTCTTATTCCATATGAAGTTGTCGCACCTGTAATATTCTTAGCAATGTTTAAAACATAACCAGTTAATGATGTTGTTCCAATACCTAAACTTCCCGAAGAAATATAAGTATTACTACCTAATGTAATAAGTGAACCTGAATCTTGAATATTACTATCTCCAATCGCAGCAGTACCTGTGAACTTAGGAATATATCCTGCTGTACCACTACCTCCAATTGAACCACTTGCTGTTCCTGTTGCAGATAATGTACCTGCGGAGAAACTTAGTCCTGAGCCAATCGTCGCTTGAGTAACTACCCCAGTAGAGGTTACATATAATACTCTGTCGGAAGCTCCTGTTAAAGACCTAAATATTAAACTTCCTGTAATATCTAATTTATATCCTGCATCGGTTGTTGTTCCTAATAATAAATTTCCGTAGATAGCAGTTGTAGCAGTAGAACTATTACCAAGTACGGTGGTGTTAGAGCCTAGCCCTGTAGTGTTATATCCAATAACAATTTGATTGGTTTGTGAATTTCCACCTGCATAGGCTTGAAATCCTATTAATATTGAGTTATCTAAAGCAGTTAATGCATTAGCAGGTGAACCTCCAAAGTATCTACCTGATTGATAACCTAAAACAATATTATTATTACCTAATGATAAATTGTATAGTCCTTGATAGCCTAATACTGAATTAGAAGAACCAAGAGAATTAACTAAAGAACCATTTCCAATTGATGTATTATTATTACCAGTTGTATTTGACCCAAAAGTTCCATAAGAACCAATAGCTACATTACCACCTCCAATAGTAGAACCTCCCACTGATTGTCCAATAAAGGTATTTTGGCTTCCTATTGTATTGGAACCCCCAGCACTATCTCCAACAAATGTATTGCTAATTCCTGTTGTATTATTTTTTCCTGCACTACTTCCTATAAAAGTATTATTAGACCCTGTAGTATTTCTACTTCCTGCGTTTGACCCAATAAATGTAGTAGCTATATTACTATTTGCCCTTACTTCAATATTTGCTATAGCACTACTATTAGCAAATGTAGTTGTAGCAGAAGATGTACCTATTGATTTAATTGATAATACAACAGTTCCATCAAAATCAGTAGTTGGAGTAATAGCTAAAACAGCAGTTGAACTTGCCAAAGGACCAGTATTTCCAGATGCAGTTATACCACTTGTACTTGTACCTCCATAAGCAATGGTAATACTACCAGCAGTTCTGCCTGAAATAGTATAAGTAATTTGATAATACGTTCCAATTACTGCTGCAAGAGTTGTAGTTAAAGCTGTTGTTGAGCCTGTGGTATGAGTATAACCACCTACGTTTAAGCTTGTACCTGCTAATGCCCAGTTAGCACCCGTACCTGTTACACCTGCTAATTCTGAGCCTAAAGGAGCGGTATCACTTGCTGTAGTACCAATAAACTTATTTAATCCATTAATAGTAACCAATGAACCCGTATCTGTAATATTGCTATTGCCTATAGCTGTAGTGGAAGTAAACTTAGGAATCGTATTGATTGTTCCGTTTATAGAGTTCTCAGATATTGTAATTGAACCATTTCCATTTGTAATTGTAATACCTGTACCTCCTGTTAATGTAGCCTTAGATAAAGTATTTCCTGAAGAGTTACCAATTAGTAACTGCCCATCTGTATAGGTAGATTGTCCTGTACCCCCTCTATTATGTTGCACCACATTACCATTCCAAGTAGCAGATGTAATAGAACCTGCATAATCAAATGTATTCGTACTCCAAATTACGTTAGCAGGAGATAAGTCATGCCTGTCCCAATTACCTGCCGCATTCGTATTATCTAATAAGGTAACTGAAGTATATCCTCCCGAAGGAACAGATACAACCAAAGTATTGCTATTATTATTTACTATAATTGCTCCACTTGATTGATTATTGTTAAAATAGAATTGAGTTCCATTAGGCAATGTATTTGCATTTGGTAACTTAATTACCTGTCCTCCTGAACCTGTTACAACATAAAAAGGAGTAGATAATATTGTCAATGTAATAGCACTTGCAGAAGCTACAACACTTGTAAATCCGCTAAGGAATGCATTAGCTGAAATATTGTTTGCACCTAATGTAACCGAACTATTTGCTCCTGAATAAGGAACATAGTTAGATGTAGCAGATGCAGAAGTTAAATATGTATTTGTATCAAGGCTAAACGTGCCTGAATTAGTCATCTTAACAAACGCAGTAGATGCATACGTCAAGGTTGACAAGGAAGTCAAGTTAACAGATGACGCTTGTCCTCCTAATCCACTTAAAGTATAATTAGGGATATTTAATACGTTAGAGGATATACTTGCAGCCCCCGAAGTACCTGTCGTAGTTAATGAAGTAATTCTATTCGTATAAGCAGAATCCCAATTAGAAGCACTTGTTGTAGTAGGTATAACGTATCCACTTGTTAAGCTAAATACACCCGTAGTATTGGTATAAGTAAGTCCTGTAGCCGTAGAGGATAAAGAGCCTAATGCAACATAATTGCTTGGATTAGCCGAGCTATATGGAGTATATCCTAATGCAGCAATTACATTAGCAGAAGTTATGCTTGATAAATAAGTAGAGTTGTCATAAGAAATAACTCCTGCAACTGACTTAACAAAACCTGTACCGTTAAGAGCATTCTGTTTTGCAGTCCAAGTAGCTTGCAAAGTATTACTTGGCAATGAATACCCCGAAGCAAAAGCCAAGGCTAATGTACCCGCCGTTGTAACAGGGTTGCCCGAAACAGCAAATCCCGTAGGTACTGACAAGTCAACAGAAGATACCGTTCCTGAACCTAATGGAGCAATATAGAATGCTGAAATAGGACCTGACTGATACGTATAACTTGTGTAAGTATTTAATATATTAAGAATCTCGTTTAAGATGTCCTGAGAACCATCTAACGTAGATGAATAAACCCTTTCAATTAAATGAAAGTATAAAGATATTAAGGTATCGTATTGAGTAGTTAGTATCTGAAATTGAGTATCATTCTTTGTTTTGTACCCATCAATAATTGCTCTAAATGCGTTAATTCTTGTAACCAACTCATTTCTTGTAGGAGCTTTCTTAATTGAGAATGCCTTAGTCGTTACACTTGTAAGTAATACTGTTAGCCCCGAAATAGAGGTATGCGTATAGGTAATAACTGTACTTAAAGAAGGAACATAATCTCCTTCATAATAGTTAGAAGCAACTACCGCATCTAATATTGCAGTTGACGTTGATGGAGTAGTTCCTGATACCGCCGAAGTAGATGGCATTGCAACAGAAAATGTTCTACTTGTTACAACACCTGTAAAACTACCTGATGGGGTATAAGCCGTTACATCTTGAAACTTAACTTCAGGTAATGCTGAATCAGAAATATTATTGATTGTTACAGTAGGTGCAATCCAATCAAAGTTAATAGTCCTTGTTAATGGTCTTTCAGTTAAGGAAGAATCTAATGTAATAAAATTAAATGTATAAGAACCTGTTAACACACTACCACTTGTATCAGTAGGTGCTACAACATCAACGTATCCTAAAGGAGCAGATATATCAGGTGTATTAAAGTCTACATAATGACGAATTGAACCATCTGGATAGTTGATAACAAAGTTACCCTTGCTTAAAGTAAATCCTGTAGATGTATCTGTTAATCTTATTACGTAAGACTGAGTAGTCGGATTAACTCTGAATTGAATATTAAATCCTATTGCCATTATGCTGAAAAAATATGTTTGTCAAAGATACTATTTTTTATCATAAAAAAAGAAAGAGGAAGCAAAATGCTCCCCCTTCTAATTTAACCGAAACCAAACAAAAAACCCTAGTCCTTCTCCGAGACTTACCCTAAACGGGTTCGAATTGCATTCAATTCTTCTGGATTTTCTGACTCAAGGTAATCGGCTAATTCCTTGTAGTAATTTTTATTTGGAGCTTTCTTATACTTGTAGATTTCTTTACCCGTTTCTGTCCACTCAAACTGAGAAGAGTTAACATTATTCTTGATGAATCCTGCTTTCACCGCATCCTTCAACAAAGTCTCATTAGCTAATGATGCTCTCTCAATAATCTCTAAGAACTCTTCAGGATTCTGTTCTGCATAATCCTCAAGTAAGTTACGGATTTCTTCGATAGTTTCTGCATCTATACCCACAGCCATTGCCGCTTCCTTGGCTTTTACATCATCTAATTCTAATGCCGAATTAACTGCCTTAACAATTAACTTACGTAATGAGCGCTCCTCCATTGCATCCTTCTTGTTATCTACACGATAAAAGAAAGCCTCCGATTCCGTATTTCTATCTTTGTTAGATTCATTAAAGTTACACAACTCAATGAACTGATAGATTTTTTGATGAAGAGCGTTACTTCCATTCAAGAATAAGTATCCAATGTTTGCAGATGAAAATACAATATTGGCATACACAGGATTCCCCTCTAAATCAGTACGCTCAATAGCTGCAATAGCAACAAAATCTCCCTTTTTCTTATCGTAGATAATGTCAGTAGAAGGGATTTGGAATGCTGCGGGAACTAACCATTTACCTGCGTTATCAGGGTCAGGTCTTACATTCATTACTCGATACGTTGCCCTCTCGTCGGGCTTTAACTTGCGAACTAAAGATTCGCTAAATTGATTGTAATCTGATGCTTTCATTTTCTTTACTGTTTGGTTTTATAATTAACTCCCTCAAAGGTAGCACCTTTAGATAAATTATCCAAACACCATAACGGTTGTAAGTTGGTGTAGTGGCATAATGCAATTAATTCTTCTTCTGTTTTAGCGGAGGCTAATGGTTGAATATGGTCTACGTGAATCTCCCCTGCAATAAATGCCTCCCAAGTCATCCCATCCTTAAATTGTGAAATGAAGTGTTCTTTAACTGTTTCCCAATCTGCGCCTAATATTTGACTCGTGCGCTTATTTTTATCATGCTTTAATCTATAGAACGAACCCTTAACTAATTGTCTAATACGTTCTTTGAATTGAAGTAATGGACTCGCATCAATACGTTCTTTACGTTTTTGCATTAATAATGCATGGTTATCTTTGTGATACTTTCGGTTTCTTGCTCCATATGATTTTTTGTATTTTTCGTATATAAGCTTTTGTTGTGCCGATATTTTATCTTTATTTTTTTGGTAATATTTTTTTCTATATTCAGAAAATTGTTCTGGATGATTTTGTCTCCATTTGTATATTTTTGACTTGCATTTATCTGGATTTTGTGCGCGCCATTTTGCTTCAT